TTTTGTGCATTACCAAAGTTTAATGATACTGAAGCTACACCATTAATAGCTGTTGCACAAACAACTGCTGCTGCACTTTTAGTTAATTGTAATTGTCCTTCTAATGAAGTATTGCCTGATACTCTTACTGTTCCTAAGAAACCTGTATTACCTGTTACAGTAGTAGCACCTGTTACTTTTAATGTTCCTACTAATTGTGAGTTACCTGATATACATACATCACCATCAAACTCTGCTTTACCACCTACTGTTAATGTACCTCCTACAGAAGCATTACCTGCTATAGTTGCAGTTCCTCCTATATTTAAATTACCAGATACAGATGCATTACCTGCAACATCTAATGTACTACCAAGAGATACAGCACCTGTTATAGTTGTTGTACCACCTATTGCAACATTACCTACAAAAATACTATTACCACTTACACATACATCATTATCAAAATCTACTTTGTCTCCAAATGTTTTATTAGTAAATGTTTGTGTTGCTGCTATACCTGCTAATGTATCTGCAGTTGCAGGCATTACTAAAGCTATATTACCAGAGAAGGCTGAATGTGCAGGTGCTTTTAATGCAGCATAATGTGCGTTACTTGATTCACAATACATTCTAAGTTCTGATTGTGAACCTGTATTTTTTAAATCTATAATACCACCACCAACACTTACTGTGCCACCTATAATAGCATTACCAGAAACTGATACATCATCTTCAAATTCTGCTTTACCTGTTGCAAGAAATGTTCCTCCTACTGAAGCATTACCATTTACATCAAGTGTACTACCTAAAGATACTGCTCCTGCAATAGTTACATGTCCACCTACATTTATATCTCCTGATACAGAAACATCACCTTCAAACTCTGCTTTACCTGTTGTAATTAATGTACCACCTACTGATGTATTACCTGCAATATCTAATGTACTAGCTAATGTAGCAGCACCTGAAACTCTTACAGTTCCTAAGAAACCTGAGTTACCAGTTATTGTTGTTGTTCCTGTAATCTTAGCTGTACCACCTATAGAAGTATTACTTACTACATCTAATGTACCACCTACTCCTAGATTTGCTGTCATAGTAGTATTACCTACAATAGTAGCAGTACCTCCTACAAATAAATTACCACCTATAGTAGCATTACTAACAGATATATTACCTGTTATAACTGCAGGTACGTTTGTTAAGTTTGCACCATCTCCAAAGAAAGCTGAAGCACATACTTTAGAACTTACATGCACATCTCCTTTAACTGTAACATTACCACCTAATGATACGTTACCTGCTACATCTAATGTGCCACCAATACTTGTATTACCTGATACTCTAGCTGTAGTTAAAAATCCTGCAGCTCCTGATACTGTAGCTGTTCCTAATAAATTAACTGCACCACCTACAGATAGTGTTCCTCCTACTGAAGCATTACTTGCTACTGTTAATGTACTTGCAAGATTAACTGCTCCTGCTATAGATACTGTACTTTTTAAATGTGTAGCTCCTGATACACTTAATGTACCACCTACTATAGCATTATCTACAGAAATATTACCTGTAATAGGTATACCTGTAATATTTGTACCATCACCATAGAAAGCACTAGCACATACTTTAGAGCTAACATGTACATCACCTTTTACAGTTACGTTACCTCCTATACTTACATTACCTCCAACATCTAATGTACCACCTACAGATGTATTACCTGAAACTCTAACAGCTCCTAAAAAACCTGCTGTACCTGATACAGTTGCTGTGCTTAACATATTAACAGCACCACCTACAGATAATGTACCACCTATAGTTGCACTACCTACAAGAACTGAATCACCACTAATACAAACATCACTATTAAAATCTACCTTATCACCAAATGTTTTATTTGTTAATGTATCTGTAGTAGATGTTCCTACTAATGTTGCTGCACTTGTTGGTAATGTTATTGTTATATTACCACTAAAAGAACTATGAGGTGGAGCTTGTAAAGCTGCATAGTGAGCATTAGAAGATTCACAATATAGTTTTATATTAGATTGTGTACCTGTATTCTTTATTTGTATCTCACCACCAGATACCATTACATTACCTGTAATAGTTGTATTACCTGCTACATTTAATGTACCACCTATAGTAACATTACCACCAACAACAAGACTAGATACTGATACATCACCAGTAAATACTAAGCCTGTAAGATTAGAACCATCACCATAATATGCAGATGCACAAACTTTATTTGCTACTGCTAAACCACCTGCTACAGAAGCATCACCTGATACTCCAAAGGTTTGTCCTACAAATAAAGTACCATCTATTTGAGCAGCACTAGTAGCTAATTTTAAAGCTGTGTTAGTACCATCTCCTGTTTGTACGTTTGTTAATGTACCTGATATACCTTCATTACCAGAACTACTAACTTGTATTAATTTTTTATATGTTGCATTAATTAAACTGTTTGTTAAATCACTCATACTGTACCCCATTTTCTAGTGTTTGGTTCTGGAATATCATTCCAAGTAATATTAGCTGCTTCCCATGTTATATTTCTACCAAAAACATCAGGTCTTGCATTAGGAACTATTGTATCATCTCTTACATCAGCAGACCTATTTTGTGGATGATTTTTTAAATCATAATTACCTTCAAAACATTGAGGACATGTTAACATATTATAACTATTTAAACGCATTACATTTTTATCATAAACAAAAGAACATGTATCACACATTGCTTTTGCTTTTCTAGCTGTCTTAGACATTAAACATATCCTAGTTTAGGTTTAAAATAAATACTTGCTCTTTCCTTATCTTCTTCCATTGCTCTTTTAAATGTTTCTTCATAACTTGCTTTTAACATAGCAACTCTTGCATCAGTAACTCCTGGTCTTTTTTGTGCTAATTGATGTGCAAGTCCATATGTTAAACAAGGTAAAAATCTTTTTGGTATATCTGCATTTTGTTCTGCAGATTTATTTACATCTTGTAACTGTCTTATTCCTTCTATTGTTAATATCTCTGTACTTGAATTAGGTACAGGATATAAAAATACTGTTGGCTTATCTACATTTCTTTTTATAGCATATTGTGTTGGTCTACCTGTTTGTGACTTATTAGGTAGTACATTATACTCTTCAAAAGATATTCTTGTTAATTGTGTTTCTGTTGCTGCTATACTAGCTTTAACTGTTATAATTAAAGCATCATTTACTGAGTCTTCTAAATCATAAGAGGTAACACTTGTTGCTACTGTTACTGCTGTAGTAAAGGTTGACCAAAGTAATACACCTCTATTTTGCCAATCACTTAATAATAAGTTAATAGACCTACGTGCTGATTGAGGAGTATGACCAAGTGTTTGTTCTCCACCTATCATTTCAGTAGCTTCTTGAATTACTTCATCTATATCTAGATTAAAATTATATGTTCCTGACCTAGCCATATTTTTTATGCTTTTCCTTTAATTGTTTTTTAGCTGCTTTTGCTAATCTTGCTTGTTCACTTTTATTTTGTACTTTAGCTCTTTGTTCTAATACAGTTAGTATTTGTATTTTTCTAGCATAAGGTTTATTAATTTTTTTAACTTTAGCTATTGTTTTCTTTGCATCTGCTACAGTTGCATATTTAATTCTAACTGTATCTTTAGGATTCTCGTCTGTATATAATCTACGACTAGAACCTTTTGGCTTCTTACCTGTTCCTTTTCTAGGCTCTTTTTTTGCCATTCTTTTTTTTTGTAATCATTTTACCAATAGTAGTTGCTTGTCTTTTATGCATCTTAGATGCACCAAGTAATTCTTTTTTAATTTTTTTTAATTTACGTTTCATAAGTATTTCTCTTTTTTCTTTTTGTAAAATATATAATGTTTGATTATCCATAACACACCTCCTAATTAAAGTTAGTGCGTTTCTTCAGTTACCTTACTTCCAACTCTTACAAGTCAAACGAATTATTTTTTCTTAAATGTTTTAACCATTGTAGGTTTACCACCTACTCCTTGTGCTTTAGCTCTCTTTCTTTTTACTGCTGAAGTTTTTTGAGACTTTGACATACGTTGTGCTTTAGCTAATGGTACACATTTAGGATATTTACGTTTAGATGTCTTAGCATTTTTTCTACCACAGGGTTGAAACTTACCATTTTTTTTTGGTGCTCCTATATCAACCCATTTTTCTCCTACCCATTTACGTAAACCACCACCAGTTTTTTTCTTAATAGTTTTCTTTTTCTTTTTACCACCAGGTTTTATTTTGCCAGAGCAAACTGCAGAAGCATACATATTAGCATAAGCTGATGGATATACATCAAACTTTCTTTTTGCTGCTGCTTTACCTTTTGGACAAAGCTTTGCCATTACTTTCTTCTTGCTTGATTACGTCTAGCCATACCAGTAATTCCACCATTCTTTCTTTTAATAGCTCCACCTTTTGACATATATTTAGTTTTTTTCATAGCACCACCTTTTGACATGTATTTAGTTTTCTTCATACCAGTCATACCACCACCTTTTCTTTTTAGTGTGCCACCTTTTTTCATGTATTTAGTTTTTTTCATTTTTTAGTTTCCTTGTATAAATTATTAAAAGTAATATCAGGGTCTGTATAACTATCATGTATTTCTGCTGAATGAATATATTGACTTGGTGCAAAGTCTGGTGCACCTTCACCAGTAACCCATAAAGCAGGATTAGTTACCCTAACTCTATTATTAGGTAGTGCCACGATATTACCTGTAAATTTACCTGCATCTATTAATTGCAGTACGTGACTTTGTTTATGTTGTGCAGGGTCATCACTAATATAACTATCTGTGTAATCAACTGTAAACATATATCTTCCTTTAAAAAACTCACCACCTATTTTACACATCCAAGGACTTGAGCTTACTCTATCCATTACTATTATAGAATGTCCTCTTGAGGAACAATCCCAAGGTTGTGCTAAATGTGTATCCATTCTTTCTGGCATCTCTTCTAAAACTTCGTCTGCCACTAAACTTGTTATTGGCATCCTTGCCCACATTGCACCACCATGTATATTTTCTTCTTCATCTATACCAGTAAACACTACTTGAAAACTTAAACATCTATCTGGTATTGTATTGACTGCTATCGCTAGTCCATGTAAATATTCACCATGATAATCTAAATGATTGTTTGTAAATTCTTTTCTTACCCAACATTTAAAATGAGGAATATTACTTATTAAATATGACAGTTAACACCTCCATCTACGTCTTGCTTGTCTTAATCTTGAGTTAGGATTCTTAGCTGCTTTAGGAAACTTTTTCATTTGTCCTGCAGACCTAGCACAATAACTTTTTCTTCTTGAAGCTCTTTTACCTGTAGGTTTTTTTTCAGTTACAGCAGTTTTTAATTTACTACCAGGATTATTTCTTCTATACTTAGCTACACCTTTAGCTGTTAATCCTGCACCTGACTTGGTAGGTCTTTTATCACCACCACCAATAGTCATACCTTTCATGCCTGTCCCTTTAATTTTTCTTTTCTTTTTCTTTTCTTTAGGCATTATACTTTACGAACAGCTCCTAAACCTCTAAGTGCAACTCCACCACCTACAGCTCTTTTAATTACTTTACCACCTCTTTTTTTAAAACCCATTTTATTTCTAACAGGTGTTGGTAAATTAGGTAGTCCTTTATTTCCTGCAGGTATATTTTGTAATGGTCCACCTCTTTTTTTCTTCATAGTAATTTTTGACATATCAACATCTTGATATACAGATTTTCTATCTAAAGATAAATTTTCTTCTTTAGGTAAATTAATTTTTTGACCTTTTTGAATAATATTTAAATCTTTAATATCTTTATTTGCTTCTTTAAGAGCACCTAATGTAACACCTGGTATATTTTTAGCTATTTGTGAAAGAGTTAAAGCTCCTTTAGATGCATCATCTTTATTACCAACAGTTATAAATTTAGATAATTTTGGTGGTGCTAGTTTATTTTCAGATTTATTTTTATCTACAGGTTTATCTATAGGCTTATCTACAGTCTTATCTTCTTTTTTACGTCTTTTAATTAAAGGAAGAAGAGAAGCTCTTGATGCAAGGTCTACAGTAGATGTTACTTTCTTTTTTCTAGCTTCTTTTCTTTTTGCTATAGCAGTTTTTTCTTTTTGTAATTTTGTTTCTTTTGTTTTAATTCTTTTAAGTTGATTAGCACTAGGACCTGCTTCTACATTTTTAGGTCCTTTTTGTTTATCTATTTTTTTTATTTGTTGATTAATATTTTCAATTCTTTTAGTATCTTTACTTTTAAAAGCATTTTTAGCTTTATTAATTAAATTTCTAGCTTTAGTTTTATCCATTTTACGTAAAGCTGATATAGCTCTTGGACCTAA